CGGTTTGGGTTGTAGCCATAACTGGCGCCGACACCAATGTTGGGGTAATCGAGCGGTCCCCCCTGATTGAAGAAGGCATTCCAAGCATGCTTGAGACGGTTACTGATGACCGTCATGCCTGCCATGAAGTCACCTCCTTTCTAGAATATAAGGCCGTCCTACTTCAGCGTGGTGATGTTATAGACGCCCTTGCGGGACTTCTTGAATATCTCGCTTGACTCCGCAGCCCCAAGTCCTCTTAGATTCGCCATAGAGGCGCGTCCACGATTTGTTTGGGCTTTGTTGGATATGCTGGACATGGCGGTGGGCCCATAGGCCTCGATGAGCGGCGGCAAAGCAAGCAGGCCAACACCAAGGGCGACCTTAACAAGATTGCGATGCTGTTCAGACTTGATCGCTTCCCCGTGAGTCTTACCCGCGTTCATGTGGTCGTTGATACGCCTTACGCCACTCTTACCCCAGGTAGCTTCATCGCTGGTTCGCATAGCCGAGCCGTATCCGGGATTGTCTGCCTTGCGAACGCCCCAATGCATACCCGCGACACCAAAATGTGACAGAGCGTCGGTCATTCGAACGCCTCCTTATTATTCTTGTATGCTACAAAGGCGTCCATCAAAGCCGCCACGTTGTCAATCTTTTCGTCCTGACGTTTCTTGAAGAGCTTACGGTTTCCGTTAGTGTCTTCAAGGGTAATGGCGTTGCCCATTGCGAACGACATCAGACTCTGATCGAATAGAAGCATGCGTTCTTCGCTAAGCTTCTTCAGTTCGCCAAGTGGAACCGATTCAGTCCTGGCCCCCTGGATGACTTTCTCGATGCCATATGGGCCGTTCTCAGCTTCCCAGCGAGCTACGAATTCCTTAGCGTTGTACGGGTCAAAGCCAAACGTACGAACGTCGAATTCTTCCGCAAGGATAAATGCGTCAAGGTCTTCGTAGACCTCCATCATGTCGAGGATCGTTCCCTCTAGAACATGAAGGCTTTCTTCCTCGATGAATTCTTGGTACTTGGCACGCATTGCGCCAGGCAGTTTCGACAAGGTAAGCGCGGTGATATAGCTCCGCGTCTTGATGCCGAATTCGCCTCGACCTAGAGGGAAGAGAAAGGTGAATGCACAGAAGTCGTCGCCTTGTGAGAGGTCTGCACCAAGCGAGCAGGGCATTTTCCAGAAATTTCGAGGGCGATGAGGAAGGGTTTCTTCATAAGTGAAGAAGTAGGTGTACCCTTCCATCGGTATACCGAAACGCTTAGCCAGGATATCGTTTCGAGCAGCGGGCGCTTTCTCGGCTCGCTCAACATCGAGTTGGTAAGTCTCATAGGATACGGTCTTTCCGAGATTTGGCTGAGCCTTAAGCCACATGGCCGGGTCGGCGACTTCCTCTATGTCATCCAGCTTGTAATGCCAGATTGAAATATGAGGAGCGTAGTACTCACCCTTTAGAATCGAGGCGAGTTCCAGTTTGATCGTGTCGCCAGAACCGTTTCGAACGACTCCCTCGGAACTTACCGCGACAATTAGGTAATCGTCGAGCTTGGATGCTCCCTGCTCGATGGCGCCGATGACGTCTTCACGAATATCGCCAGAAAGCCATTCGTCTACGGTTGAAACTTTTGGTCGAAGCCCCTGAAGCTTGTTGATCGACATGGGGCGAATCTCAATTATCGACCCAGTAAGAAAGTTCTCAATGCCCTTTTTAGTGGGCACCAACTTTTGCCGCAAGGCCCGAGAACCCGTTGTGTTCTGTAGGGATCCCTCGGTTAGAAATTTGAAGAGTGGGCCGCGGCTCCGCGTAATGGCGGTGCGGATAGGAGACATCACCTCTTCCGCCTGCTTCATGGTCGGAGCAGTCGTGATTTGGTGAGTCGTTGATGTGTCTACGTTCAGAAAATAGCTCTGGAGGCAAGACTCGTAAACGGATTTGGCCGCACCTCGAGCAACGATGAGGTACTGCTTGATAATAAGCCGCTTTTTGATTGTCTTGTTTCGATGACGCCCTCCACGATTGTTCGGAAAGGGCTCATAAACACTACGTTGAACAAAGTAGTACCACCCAAAGACTTGTTCAGCCCAGAGTTTGAATGTCGGAAGCAAATATAGGTCGCTTCCGTCAGTCAGTGTGAGTTCATGTTCGCAGTAACGAACGAACCCTTCAACAGCTTCGTCGTCGTAGTAGTACTTCGGGTTAGCGATGAGCTCGTCAATGCGGTTCATCTCCATTGCGATCTCCCGATTCACAGGAATACCGCCCGCAAGTACCGCTTCACGAAACTGCCCGTAGTAATTCGGAACAGCCTTGTTAGACAAGCTCATCGCTAACCTCCTTCCTTACTCCTCGAGCGCGGGGGCCAGTTCCGCAATGGCCTTGTGACACCACATCGAAGTACTCTGGAGCTCGATGAATGCCACCGTCTTTGCTTCTCCATCAGGCAGAAGCTCGTCCAGGAACTCCGCGAACTCGCGGAACTTGAGACGCGTGTCTCGGTGCTTCGGAAGAGTTGCGTTCACACCTTCGATGGTCGCCTTGTGGAAACCGAAACGGTGCTCGATCTCGTCCTTGCCGAGTGCCATGTGTTACCCCTTCTTTCCTTTCACCCATTCGTTGATACGCTGGTACTTGACCTCAGTGTCGTGTCCGTCCCAGTCGACGACGTGTTGAGGCATGTGCCAGGAGACCTGACCGGTAGGGAGCTCGATGTAGACGACAGACCACGTCGGGTCGTTCTCATCGATTCGAATCCCGGCAGGAAAACCCAGGTCGTGCGCGAACAACAGAGCTCGCAGAACGAGTCCGTAACGAACCGGATAGTCGAAGTCGTTCTTCTCGATCTCCTTAAGAGTCTCTTTGAGAACGTCCGTGTACATCTCGTTGCGCTTCTGCTCGGGTGCCAACGTGGTGTCCTTAGGTTGGGTGTTTTCCGGTTTGCACGAAATAACTAAACGCCAAGACCTCGCTTGTTCGCGAAGTTGTTTCTCTGTTTCTTGCTCAGTTCACTCTTGACGCTCTTGCCCAGAGGACCATTCACGAAGCTGTGAACCTCCTGAATGGTCTTGCCGACTCCGAGGATCTCCTTGATTATCTTCTGACCCTGTTTAAGCTGGCTCGGCTGCTGGGTAAGACGACTGTACTGCTGCTCCAAGTTCAGTCGAGTGATGACGAACTGGAGTTCTTTGTTCTGAAGTGCGTGGGTCCCACCCTTGTCCTTGATGGTGGACCGATGGGCGGACGCCTTCTTGAAGTCCTCAGACGCAGAGTCGAGTTGTGCACGAGTACGACTAACGCCCCAGTGCATGCCCTTGACGCCGTGGTGCTCAAGAACCTCTTCGATGACTTCCTCAGCCAGTCCTTGAATCTCGTCTACCACGACCAGTGATGCACGGGTTCCGGCGATGGATCGACCCATTTCGTCTCCTCCCTCACTACATTGAGCCGCCATTCGAGCTCTTGGATTTGTTTTGTCAGCGCATCGATGACGAATGAAGTTGATGGGGGATCGAACACCATACGAACTCGGAGATAGACATAGGTCTTGACCGAGTTGAGCCGCGGGTCGTCACCGAGGAAGGTGGCCCACACGGCTTCGGCGTCTTCGATCATGAAACCTTCAGCCGGACCGATGCCTATTTGGGACAGCGTCCCGAATGCGGAGTTGATGTGCAACATGACATCGGTGTCGAAAGCTTCATAACTCTCGGCAAGATTGAGAAGCTTCTTGATGTTAGGAAGAATCCGATCATCCACGTGGGCCACCTCCTCGATTTACTACCATTTTGGCTGGATGGGATGGGGATCTAAAGGGGAAGGGAAGGCCTAGTGCACGATGAGCAGGTAGGCCTTCTCGACTACGACATCCTGATCGGAATCGTTGATCAGGTCGACTCGGTACTTGTGCTTGTCAGACATTCGCACGTTGGCGTGCAGAACGTCATCGGGAGCGACAAGACCCTGAGTACGAATGTCCCTCTCATGAGTGTTGGTGTCTCTCTCGTACTGAGAGATAGCCAACTTCACACCGGGCTTCGGTGGCGTTGAGAGCTTGACCGTAGCCGTGACGCCATACGGCGCATCCCCGCCGGTCGGGAAGAGAGACGGGAATCGTTCCCCAGCCTTTGCGTCGCTGTGGATCTTACTCGGGTCGCCGCCGGTGTACTCCAGCTCATAGCCGAGTGAACCGCGCTTTCCAGCCTTGATGGTCTGGGACTGTTCGGCACCCAAGTCAAGGAGCGTCTTCAATACTTCCTCCGTGGGGGTAGTGGTAGCGACGTCGGCGACACCGAGAAGCTCGATGCAGTCGAGTACGTCATGGACGCTACGAATCTTGTCGTCCAGGACATCGCTGCCCTTGCCGCTTGCGGTGTTGCCCTCGCGAGCGAGGAACGTCGTAGACGACAAGCGCTTGATGAACGTTCCGGTGTGCTCTGCTTCACCAGTGTGGTTGAAGTCGTAGCACAGCTTGTTGCCCGGCTTGGCCCAGGAAGTCCCCTGCTTGGGAACGGATCCCGGCTTGTGCCAAACCTTAGCGCCGGCGCGATGAGCGACCGAGACCATGTTCGGAACGTAGGCGACCTTGCCGCCATTGATCGTGAGGATGTTGAAGTGGTTCTCGACGTAGCACTCGGTGACAGCGCACCAGGCATAGTTGTTGCCTGAAACACGACGGCCGTAGTACCACGTGTTGAAGGGGTTGTCGTTGTTACTCAGACCCCTACCGGGACCATAGGCGCCTTTGAGGGTGCCCATGTAATCGACATACTGCTTACGAGTCGGTCTCGTCAGCGTTGCAGTCGGCATCGGTCACCTCCCCGACGTTAGGGTCCAACACTCGTCCCAGATCTGGAGCATTGCGATCCGTGGGACCGCTAGCATCCATCTGCGGCTCGTCCGGATATGGAACGAACTCCGGATGTTCCGCCGGGACGAAGTGGTGGTCGTTGAATGGATTGCTTTCGCTCACCGTTCTCCTTTCGGCTAGGGGGCCGGCGATGCGTACATACCGCTTCCGCCAGGAAGACGCCGAACATCAGAGTTTCCTACCGAAATGGCGTAAGACGGCGTTCCGGTGTAGAGCATGGCGAAGGTCTCGCCATTCTTAATCGGAAAGCCGGTAGTAGCATCGACGTTCGGACCACCGACATAAATAACGTCTGGACCGAGATTCTGGACCATCTGAGGACCAGTCCCGATAACGACTGGCTCGTCAGCTACTGCTGTCATCATCCTCCTTTCTCTACCACAGTTTTGTGTCGCCAGGCCTACGCTCAACGAGAGGCCGGGGAAGTTGTCTCTCGTTGCCGTAGTGAATGGCGTTGTGTGTTGGAAGTGTTGTTGTGATGAGAAACTCAGGATCGAGAATGCTCATGTCGCCGTGGATGATGTCGTCAGGGGTCATCGGATTCAAATGATGAATCGTGATCCGCTGATGAATATCGTAACCTTCGACGCCAAGGTCACATCCGTTGTCTCGTACGATGACATGATTGCGAACGTCACGCCATTGTCTAGAGACGTAGAATTGCTGGTTGATGTAACGATCGAAACCGAAGGTCGCCTTGCCGACTGCGCTGCGGAGAGCCAAGTACTTGAAGCGATCCTCTAGGGTCTCGATGCTTCTGAGTTCTGAGTACGTTCTAATCCTCGTACTCATCCGATTCCTCTTCTGGAGGGTTGCCGGAGTAAGACTTCATGGCATTGAGCGCTTCTTGGTAAATGACTTCCATCCGCTGGGCAGACTCTATCGCTTCACGCTTGACTTGAAGAAGATCGTTCTCATGACGAAGACGTTCTTGTTCAAGTCTTTCCCGAGACGACCCCAGCTTCAGGTAATGACTGATCACCTGAGCCGAGGCCGATCCATTCTCGAGTTGCTTTTCGGCGAGAGTCACAGCCTTGGAGATCATCTGATTCTCTCGAGCTTCAGGAGTCATTGCCTGTCTACGCCGAGACGGTCTTTCTTCCGGCTCCTTCTGTCGGCGAGGAGGCATGTGTCACTCCTTAGGGGGCGATGATCCCCGCGGTTCGAAGCTTGGCGAGGAGCGAGTTGAAGTTGGCGACGAGGGTGGCCACGTCGGGTGCCGTGCTGTTCGCCTGAGCTGCCGCCGGCGTGAACGTGGGAGTGGGAACGCCGTTCGCATCAGTGAGAATCAACAGCATGGGAGCCTGATTCTGCTGACGGCTTTTACCGTTGAGCACGACGCCATTGACTGGGGTTTGGTCAGCCATTCTCTAACTTCCCATCTAGTTTACTATCACTTTAAATTACGATAAAAAGTGAAAAAGTGTGAAAACGGACGCAAAAAAACCAAGCCCATGTGTGGCAAGGTATCCAGGCAGGCACCCCGGATGCGAAAAGTTCTTCTAAAAAGGCCCGCCGGGGATATTTTCAGG